AGGAAACACCATTCAATTTATCAATAGTTCTGGTGTCACTACAACATTACACTACACTAATGGCAGTGTTCTTGGACCTTGGCCAAGACCAACAGAAATTGAAGTTGAAAATGACGGATTACACATCCTCGTCCAACACAAAAATCATGGAATGTATGATGGCAATAATAGTGTTACCATCTCTGGAGCATTATCTGATGTAAAACCAACCAAGTTGACAGCAGCATATTCAGCAACCTCAACTGGACCGCTTACAGTTGATAGTGGTGTTAACTTCTATAGTTTTGAAAACGTTGGAGTTGGAACTACAAACGCTGGTTATCTTCTTATTGGTGATGAAGTTATTGGATTTACAACTGCCACATCTGGAACCATCGGAGGAACGATAACAAGAGGAAGCAATCCTAAGGATTATCCTGTTGGAACTCCAGTTTATAAGTATGAGTTGAACGGTGTTTCTTTGAGAAGAATTAACAAAACACATACTTTAGGAGATGCTACTGTTGCTAATCCCATTGGATTTGATTCATATAACTTGAAAATTGATATGTCATCTAATGGTGTCGATAGAACGGCAGCGTCTGGATGGCCAAAACTCTTCACTAATACCAAAAAATCGACAGGTGGAAACTCAGTCAAAGCAACCCAAAACATACCTTTTGAAATTATTACTCCTCAGGTTCAAAACATTACCCCACAGGGAACAAATATCACATCAAATCTGAGAACAGTAACTGGAAAGAGCTTAAGTGGAAATGAAATTCCATTTATTGATACTGGATTTGAACCAGTATCACTCAATACTCCAAATTATTTGACATCCACTAGACTGATTTGTTCCGATATTAATTCCACAAATCAACTGATAGATCTTCCAGGTAATAAATCATTGAATCTGAGTCTTCAGTTGGCAACGACAGATTCTCGTTTGTCGCCAGTTGTTGATGCTCAAAGAGTCAATGTAATTCTGACTTCAAACAGAGTCAGCAGAATTATTGAAGATTTTGCCTTAGACAATAGAGTCGGTTCTATTGGAGATGACCCATCTTCTTTCCAGTATGTTTCAAAAGAAATGACTCTTGAGAATGCTGCGAGTTCAATTAAGATCATAACGGCAGCACATATGAATCCATACACTGACATCAGAGCATTTTATGCGATTGGAAATGATCCTGGTTTTGATCCCATCTTTACTCCATTCCCAGGTTGGGATAATTTGAATGATAGAGGGGAAATTATCAGACTTGAAGATTGTAATGGAAAGTCAGACTCATATGTGGAGTTAATTCAATCCCCAACACCGGGAGTTCCAGATACTTTCCAGGACTTTACTTTCACTAGAGATAATCTCCCATCATTCAAATATTTTAGAATCAAACTGGTATTGACATCCACAAATCAGGCTTATCCACCAGCACTTAGAGATCTGAGAGTTATCTCACTCGCTTAATTATGGAATATATAAAAGTAAAGGATCATCTAAATTTGGTGAGAGATCCAAAAACTAATGCAATAATCAATACAAATAAAAATGAGTATGAAGAATATATGAAGAGAAGAAATAAAAAACTCTCCGAATCGCAAAGAGTCGGAGAGTTGGAGAGTGACATTGAAATGATTAAAAATGATTTGGAAACTATTAAGAATTTTCTTCAACAACTGGTAAAAGGATCTGACTAAATATCAATATAGGGGGAAATGAGTAAATGGCACAACCATCTACCAGGCAGGAGTTAATAGACTACTGTAAGAGACAACTGGGTTATCCTGTTCTTGAAATTAACGTAGCAGATGAGCAGATTGATGATCTGGTAGATGACGCTATTCAATTTTTCCAAGAAAGACATTTTGACGGAGTATATCAAACTTTTTACAAATATAAAGTAACGCAAGATGATATTGATAGGGGAAGAGCTAGAGGTGGAAATTCCACTGTAGGTATCGCAACAACTACAGCGAGTGCTTCTATCACTGGATCTTCAACAACTTCATTTAGTTATGAAGAAAATAGTAACTATCTTCAAGTTCCACCAAATGTGATTGGAGTTACTAAATTATTCCATTTTGATGGATCGAACACAATTACTAACAATATGTTTAGTGTTAAGTATCAGTTGTTTTTGAATGATATTTACTACTGGGGTTCAACTGAATTACTTTCTTATGCCATGGTGAAGACGTATCTAGAGGATATGGATTTCTTATTAACAACACAAAAACAAATAAGATTCAATAAACGTCAAGATAGACTCTATTTGGATATTGATTGGGCAAGTTTAAACGTGGATGACTATCTCATTATAGATTGTTATTCAACACTGGACCCTAATGATTACGCAAGAGTTTGGAACGATTCGTTTATTAAACCATATCTCACAGCATTGATCAAAAGGCAGTGGGGAATGAATATGATGAAATTTACTGGTGTCAAACTTCCAGGGGGAGTTGAGTTGAATGGAAGACAAATGTATGATGATGCTCAAAAAGATCTCGAAACAATAATGGAAAAAATGTCAAATACTTATGAACTTCCACCATTTGACATGATCGGATAAAAACATGGCATTAAATCCATTTTTTCTACAAGGATCAAAATCAGAGCAAAGTCTGGTTCAAGATTTAATCAATGAACAACTTCGTATGTACGGGGTTGAAGTACATTATTTGCCCAGAAAATATATTACAGAAAAAACAGTAATTAGAGAAGTAATAGAATCCAATTTTGATGAAGCTCATCCGATTGAAGCATATTTGGAAAATTTTGAAGGATATGGAGATCAAACGACCATACTTTCAAAATTTGGTATACAGTCAACACAAGAAATAACGATAACTATATCGAAAGAAAGATTTCAAACATATATTTCTCCGCTTTTGGCAGGGAAACCAAATATTAAATTAAGCACTAGGCCCAAAGAAGGTGATTTGATTTATTTCCCCCTTGGAGATAGATTATTTGAAATAAAATTTGTAGAGCATGAACAACCTTTCTATCAACTTCAAAAAACATACGTTTATACTCTAAAGTGTGAACTCTTCAGACCAGAAAATGAGATTATAGATACCGAAATTGCGGAAATTGATGATTCTATAACGGGAACACTTGGAAGTTATGGTGATGATTTGAGTTCTGGTGGTGGAGGAGAAATTGTTGGAACCGGAGTAATGTCAACGATTCTCAGTCTTGTTGGAGTTGGAACAACAGCAACTGCGGTTATTGGATATGTTGGAAACGGTGCTATTAGGCAAATAACAGTAACAAATCGTGGTGGTGGATATACATACAACCCAATCGTAGCAATTTCATCAGCTCCTTCTGGAGGAACAACTGGAATTGCCACCGCAGAAAGAATTTCTGGAATTGTAGCTTGCGAGCAAAACGTAAATCCAGTAAGTCAGTCTATTCAAAGTGTTCGATTAATTAATCCTGGAGCAGGATATACTCAAGCACCTGGTATTAGATTTATTGGTGATGGTGTTGGAGCAGCAGCAACGGCAACCATTGGAAATGGTGTTCTTGGTATTGTAACTATAACCGGAGGTGGTTCTGGATACACAACGGCTACAGCACCATCTGTCACATTTACTGGTTTGTCCACAGTTTCTGCGGCTGCTACTGTCGTTGTTAGTGCTGCTGGAACAATTAGTGCCATTTATCTTACCAATGCTGGACTTGGATACACTGAGGCTCCAACAATTACTATTGGAGCACCAAATCAAGTTGGAGTTGGAACATTCCAAAAGAATGAAACTGTCACTGGTTCTATTTCGGGAACTACAGCAAGAGTTCTCAATTGGGTAGCAACTACTGCCAAGTTGGAAGTGGTCAGTCCAGATGGATCATTTGTTGTTGGAGAAAATATTGTCGGATCAGCTTCTTCCGCTAGTTACAAACTTTCTTCTGCTGCTTATTCTGAAGATGGATTTACAACCAATAATGAGATAGAAACCGCGGCTGATAATATTATTGATTTTTCAGAGATAAATCCTTTCGGGATGCCTTGACATAAATAATAGTTAATCAAAGAACCAAGAGATGTTTGAATACTTTTATAACGAAATTTTCAGAAGAACCATTATATCATTCGGTTCTTTGTTCAATAATATTGTCATAAAACAAGAAGACTCTTCAGGAAACACCTCAAACCAGTTTAGAGTTCCTCTTGCTTATGGACCAACACAAAAATTTCTGGCAAGAATTAATCAGCAACCAGATTTGAACAAGGCGGTCTCTTTATCTTTACCAAGAATGTCTTTTGAGTTTGTTGGTTTAACTTATGATCCTTCAAGAAAAATAACCCAAACCCAAAAATTCAAAAAAGCACTAACTTCAAATAGCTCAGATATTCAAACAGCATATATGCCAGTTCCATATAACAT